AAAAGTAGCATTTGCTAATCGCAAGTATTCTAATGAAGAACGAATTAGACAGGAAGAAGAAGAGCTTCAGCAATTGATTCAGGAACACCAAGCTCCTAAAGAGCAAGTTCAAGAGGAAGCTGAACCCGACTCTGCAGAAGAACGTTCTTTTAAAAAGCGTTATGGTGATCTACGTAGACACCAGCAGCAAAAAGAAAAAGAATACGAAGATCGTATTGCACGATTGGAAGAACAGCTTAACAAAGCTACACAACAAGAAATTAAATTGCCTAAGTCTGATGATGACATTGAAGCTTGGGCAAAGAAGTATCCTGACGTTGCAGCAATCGTAGAGACAATTGCAATCAAAAAAGCACGTGAGCAAGCAGAGGGTCTGGAAGCTCGTGTGCGTGAGATTGACGAAATGAAAGCAACTGCCGCACGTGAGAAAGCTGAAGCAGAACTTATGCGTCTGCATCCTGACTTTGATGAGATTCGTGACAGCGATGACTTCCATCAGTGGGTGGATGATCAACCTAAGTGGGTACAAGATGCGCTGTACGAAAATGACTCGGATGCTAAGTCTGCAGCTAGAGCCATTGACTTGTACAAAGCCGATAGAAATATCAAAGCTAAAACTACAAGTTCAAAAGATGCTGCATCTTCCGTGAATCCACGGGGTCGTAGCAAACCTGCTGAAAAAGAAACTTCCAACTACTACAGAGAATCTGCTGTAGCAAAGATGTCTGCCGCCCAATACGAAAAAGTTGCAGACGAAATCATGGAAGCCATTCGTACTGGTAAATTTATTTATGATTTATCGGGTAGTGCACGTTAAAAAGTATTGACAATACAGTTTACTCATAGTATAACTATACCTATAGATAAGAGGTTAGACTCCTGTTGGCTACTCTAACCTCTATCATTTTCCCGCAAACTCATGTCTTTACGGATTACCTAATACGACTAGGCCCGTTATCACCTGCAAGCTATAACTGATCATTATATGCTGTAGACTATACGCACCCTAACACGATTAGCCTCTGAAATAAACCATGTAAGTTTGCATCTGTAAATCCAAGCTGTTAAGGAGAATTACAATGGCATTTGGAGCAGTTTCGGGCTATGGCAACCTGCCTAACGGCAATTTCTCGCCCGTCATTTACAGCAAACAGGTGCAACTTGCCTTCCGCAAAGCATCTATTGTTGACGCAATTACTAATAATGACTACTTTGGCGAAATCGCAAACATGGGCGATACCGTCAAAATCATCAAGGAACCGGAAATCACTGTGTCGTCCTACCTGCGTGGTACGACCATTGCTCCGCAAGACCTGACCGACAACGACTTCTCGCTCGTTGTTGATAAGGCGAACTACTTTGCATTCAAAGTTGACGACATTGAAGAAGCTCACTCGCACGTGAACTTCCAATCGCTGGCTTCGGATCGTGCTGCTTATCGTCTTGCAGATCAGTTTGACCAAGAAGTTCTTGGCTATGTTTCTGGCTATAAGCAGTCAACTTTGCACAACAATGCTAACACTGTTAACAACATCGTTAACGGCACTAAAGCAAATACTTCCGCTGGTTCGGACGAACTGCTTACAGCTAACAAGCTGAAAAAGGGTAGCTTTGGTAACATCACCACTTCGGGTGCTGATGACCATTCGATCCCGGTTGCAGCACGTCTTCCCGGTGCAACTTCACTGCCGACCGCATACGTCTCGCCCGCAATGCTGGTTGCACGTATGGCTCGTCTGCTTGACGCACAGAATGTGCCGACGCAGGGTCGTTGGATTGTTGTTGATCCCGTCTTCATGGAAATCCTCCGTGACGAAGATTCTCGCCTTCTTAATGCTGATTTTGGTGGTGCGGGTCTTATGAACGGTTTGGTTCTGAACAACTTCCACGGCTTCCGTGTTCACGTTTCGAACAACCTGCCTTCGGTTGGTACTGGCGCTGCTACCACAGGTACTGCAAACCAGAACAGCAACTATGGTGTTATCGTTGCTGGTCACGATTCTGCCGCTGCAACTGCAGAGCAAATCAATAAGACTGAAACGTACCGTGACCCGGACTCGTTTGCAGACATCGTGCGTGGTATGCACCTCTATGGCCGCAAGATTCTTCGTCCCGAAGCTCTTGTGACTGCGAAGTACAACCTCGCCTAATAGCTACACAGTTAGGGGCTGGCATCATGCTGGCCCCTTTCCTGCATCCATATGAACCTAGTTAGCCAAACATATAAGTCTGTACTTAAAGAGACTCACGCTAAACTCAACGATACGTGGGGCGGTGGTCACAGTATAGATAAGCTTCCTAAGTATGAAGCTGATATGAAGGCTAAAGATGTTAGCACTATCCTAGACTACGGCTGTGCTAATGGTAAGTTCAAGGTTTATATGAATGCAAACAAGCCTCAGTATACTGTGTCAGAATATGACCCCGGTATTGTAGGCAAGGATGCACTACCACAACCTGCAGACTACATTGTATGCTGTGATGTTATGGAACACATTGAGCCTGAGTTGCTTGACAATGTACTTCAGCATCTACAGGGTTTAATGCTTAAGGGTGGATTCTTTAATATCTCTACCAAAGACGCTATCACTCTATTGTCTGATGGGTCTAACGCACACAAGCTAGTACGTGATGGTGCATGGTGGGTAGATGTCTTTAAGAAGTACTTTGATTTGTCTAACATTGAGATCAACAGAATAGAGACAAACTTCCGTGCAAGTCCTAAAAGCAGTTAACAAGTATCCTGACAGTGTTATCGTAGCACTAGATGATATCTACAGCTTGAATGACAATATACATGATAGTAGCTTTCTGAATATTTTCCACAAGTCTTTAAGCATGAAGGGTATGTTAAACCCTATCTTAGTCTCAACTGAGCAAGGCTTTAAGAATAACACACATCCGTTTGATCGTAGGCCACAGCCTGAGAATGTTGAACAGATGTACCGCTGCATGATTGGTAACAACAGATATAAGTATGCTGTAAAGAACGGCTATACTCATATCGAATGCCTTGTCATAGATGACTTGATTACCCTTAAGGCAATGCACAATAAGACATTCTTAGAACCTAGAAAGATGTTACGTTAATGGCATACAACTATCTAGACCTTACAAATGAGGTGATCTCTAGGTTCAATGAGGTGCCTCTTACGTCTGCTACTTTTAGTTCTTCTAGAGGTGTTCAGACCCAGTGTAAGACTGCAGTTAATGAAACCATTCGCTACATTGACTCTATGGAATACAACTGGCCTTTCAATCATGCTTCTCATCAAGAGACGCTTGTAGCTGGTACAACACGGTACACTATCCCTGCAAATGCTAAGCATGTTAACTATGAAACATTTCGTCTAGCTAAAGATGATAGTTTGAATTGCCCCGGTGGTTCGCTCAGCATTCTTGACTATAATGAGTACATTGATAGGTTTATTGATCAGGAAGATGAGGCTGGTATTGGTTCTATTCCACGCCAAATAATCCGTACTCCTGACAACAACTTTGCTCTGTATCCGTATCCTAATCAAGCGTATACGCTGCGTTATGATTACTATACGTATACGACTGAGCTTGATCTCTACAGTGATGTACCTGCTATCCCTGCCCAGTATCGTAATGTAATTGTGGATGGTGCAACTGCATTTGTGTATCAGTACAGAGGTGAGGCACAACTGTATGCGATTAACTTTGATCGCTTTCAGAATGGCGTTAAGCAGATGCAGTCTATAATCCTGAACCGCTACGATTATATTCGCTCTACTGTTATTGATAACAATAGACGCGGCTCTTACGCCTACTAATAAGGTATAAATAATGCCAGACCTATCAGGTGTACAGCCTATTGTATTTCCACTGCAAGGAGGTCTTGTTTTAGACCGCTCTACCTTTGCTATGGAACCGGGTATGGCTTTCGAGCTAGAGAACTTTGAGCCTGATACAAAGGGTGGCTATCGTCGTATTAATGGCTATGAGAAGTGGAACAGTACAGCAGTACCTTACACCGCTTCTGATACTGAGCCTGTACTTATGTCTGCCTTGTTTAAAGGCCAAGTTATTGCTGCTCGTGGTACTTCTGTATATAAAGCAGGTACAACTGGTGGCTGGACTAGCATTGATACAGGTCGTACTGGTGCAGGTAAATACGCCTTTTTCAGATACACACTGGCAAACACAGACTACATTGTATGGTGTGATGGTGCTAATTATGCTAGTAAATATGATGGTACAACAGTAACTGATCTTAATGCGACTGGTGCACCTACTAATCCTAAGTACATAGCTGGCTTTAGAAACACTCTGTTTTTTTCTGGTATGTCTGCCAGCCCACAAGAAATTGTCTTTACCGCACCCTACTCTGATAACGACTTTAGCCCTGCCTCTGGTGCTGGTAGTATTTTAGTAGATAGTAACATTACTGGTTTGGTTCCCTTCCGTGACGCTCTCTACATCTTTGCTGAAGAGCGCATTTATAGACTGCGTGGCTCTACAATTGCAGACTTTGTTCTTGAGCCTGTTACAAGAGAGATTGGTTGTAAGGCACCTAATACCATTCAGGAATTTGCTGGTGATATTATCTTCCTTGGACCTGATGGATTGCGTACAGTTGCAGGTACTGAAAGAATTGGCGACGTTGAACTTGGTACGCTAAGCCGCCCTGTTCAGCAGCTATTCGAAAATCTGAGTGACGTAGATGAGTTTGACTCTGTAGTTATTCCTGACAAGACACAGTATCGTATCTTCTTTGTTAACACTAATGCAAGAACCCGTGCTACTACACGTGGTGTTGTCTGTGTACGCAAGGGTGATACTTATGAGTTTGCTGAGACTAAGGGTATTCAACCTGCATGTACAGACTTTGTAGTGGCTTCGGGCCAGAGTTACATTCTGCATGGTGGCTTTGATGGTTATGTGTATAGGCAGGAAAAAGGTAACACTTTTGATGGTGAGACTATTATTGGTCGCTATCGTAGTCCAGACATTACAGGTGGTGATGCAGGTATACGCAAGAACTTTCAGAGAGTTATCATTAACTATGCACCAACAGGTGTAATTAACTCAGATCTCTTCTTGCGTTATGACTATGAAGCACCTGATGTACCTCGTCCTGCAGCATACCCCTTTGACTCTACTAAGGTTGTTGCTATCTATGGTACTTCTAATTATGGCACAGCCACGTATGGTGGTCAGTCTAACCCACTTGTAAGACAGCCCGTAGAGGGTTCAGGTTTTGCTGTAGCGTTGCGTGTGGTTGATAACGGAGTGTCTGCACCCTATTCCCTAAAGGGTTTTCAACTTGAGTTTGACTTGGGCGCACGGCGATAAAGGAGCTAAGACATGGCAGGTTATACCCGTCAAAGTACATACACTGATGGTGACATCATTCAGGCAGCGGACTCTAACGATGAGTTCGACCAGCTTGTTGCCGCCTTCAATGTTAATACGGGACATGCCCATGATGGTACAGCGGGTGAAGGCCCTGTAATTGGACTTATTGGTGATCCGGGTGTTACAACCCCCATCAATAAAGTTGTTGTAGATAATACCAACAATCGCGTTAGTGTGTTTGTTGATGTTGCTAGCTCTTCGGTTGAACAAATTCGCATCCAAGATGGTGTTATCGTTCCCGTAACTACAAATGACATTGACCTTGGTACAAGCTCTGTAAAGTTTAAAGATGCGTACTTTGCTGGTAATGTTTCTGTGGATGGTAACATTACACTAGGTGGCACTATCACTCTTGGTGATGCGGACACAGACAACATTAACCTGAATGCAGAGGTTAACTCTAACGTTATCCCTAACACGGACAATGCCTTTGACCTAGGTAGTGTTACAAAAGAGTGGCGCAACCTCTACATTGATGGTACAGCAAACATTGACAGCCTTGTTGCTGACACTGCTGACATTAACGCTGGTACGATTGATGGCACTGTAATCGGTGGTAGTACGGCTGCTGCTGGTAGCTTCACGACTATTGGTGCTTCTGGTGCAGCTACCCTGAGCAGCACTCTGGGTGTTACTGGTGCAGCTACTTTTAGTTCTACTCTGGGTGTCACTGGTACGACTACTCTGGGTACTGCCAATGTTACGACGGGTAACATCACCACAGTCAATGCCACTACTGTTGACACCACGAACATCGAAGTAACCAACATCAAAGCCAAGGATGGCACTGCCTCTGCTACGATTGCAGACAGCACTGGTGTGATGACTGTTGCCTCTGCAGTGCTCACTACGGCAGACATTAATGGTGGTACGGTTGATGGTACGATCATTGGTGGTGCAACCCCCGCAGCCATTACTGGTACGACTGTCACTGCTAACACAGGCTTCACTGGCAACCTGACTGGTAATGTTACGGG